AAAGCAACAGGCAAACAAATCACAATCATTGACACTTGGAAAGGTTCGCCAAACGAACTCACCACAACCCACGCACTCGCAACACAGGTAGACATCTACGAGCTGTTCAAGGCCAATATGGGGGAACGCAAGTACAAGTCCATTAAGGCCACTTCTAAGACCGCCTCAAAGAAGTTTGCGGACGAATCCTTGGACGTTGTCTTTATCGACCTCACACATACATACGAAGCCGTGAAGGAGGATATTGCCTTATGGCTGCCCAAGGTTAAGAAAGGTGGTTATATAGCGGGAGACGACTACCACGAGAATTGGCAGGGAGTAATTCAAGCGGTAGATGAATTGCTGCCAAATCGCATCTTGATTGACGACTGCTGGTTATATTGCAAACAATGAGTTATTTAGAAAAAATCTAAATAGTACAAAAATGCCAAGAGGAAATCCAAACTTAGTAAAAGGCGTAAGTGGAAACCCAGCGGGACGACCTGCTGGCATTCCAAACAAGAACACGGGCAAGATTCGAGAAGCATTCCAAAAGCTAATTGAGGACAACTTGGAGAATATGACCATCTGGTTAAGCGATGTTGCAGCTGAAGACCCGAAGGCGGCACTTGACCTACTTAGCAAGATGGCGGAGTACACCACGCCTAAGCTGGCAAGAGTCGAAAACAAATTAGAGGTCTCCGAAGAGCTAACTCAAATCAAGGTAGAAATTGTCCGTTCTGGAAATCAAGACAAGTGAACTGTTCGAACGTAACTACGAAGCACTAACCCGTATCGTAGTTAACCAAGGCGGTTCTCGTTCGGGTAAGACGTATTCCATTCTTCAGATGCTGATTGTATTGGCTATGCAAGAAAAGGGGAAAGTCTTCTCTATTGCTCGTAAGTCGTTGCCATCGCTTAAGATGACGGCTTATCGTGACTTTATGGAGATTCTTCGGAATATGAACTTGTACGATGAATCCAAGCACAACAAGAGCGACTTCACCTATTCATTAAACGGAAACCTGTTTGAGTTCCTGTCGCTCGACCAGCCACAAAAGAAACGGGGAGCAAGACGTGATTATCTTTTTTGCAATGAGGCAAACGAGCTAAGCTGGGAGGATTTTTTCCAAATGCTCGTTCGCACCACGGGCAAGATATGGCTCGACTACAACCCATCAGATTCGTTCCACTGGATTTACGACAAGCTGCTAACCCGTGACGATGTAACGTACATTCAATCCACCTACAAGGATAACCCATTTCTTGACAAGTCGATTGTAGACGAGATAGAACGCCTTAGAGACACAGACGAGGACTACTGGCGTATCTATGGCCTTGGTGAACGTGGAATGAGCCGAGCGACCATCTTTCAGTTCGGACAAGCAGAAATACCACAAGAAGCAAAACTTATATCCTATGGCCTTGACTTTGGTTACACCAACGACCCTACCGCACTCGTGGCCGTTTACCAACTGGACACCCACCTGTACCTTGATGAACTCATTTACCGAACGGGACTCACAAACAGGGACATCCATTCCCATTTTCAGTCGTTCAATTTAGACCGAAGGGATGAAGTCTTTGCCGATAGCGCAGAGCCGAAGTCCATTGATGAACTGCACCGATTCGGGTGGAACGTAAAGCCAACTGTAAAGGGAGCTGACTCCGTCAACGCAGGGATTGACATTCTCAAGAGGCACAAGCTATTCGTAACGCCACGGAGCAGCAACCTAATCAAAGAACTTCAGAATTACAAGTGGGTTGAGGATAAAAACGGAAACCTTCTTAATAAGCCGATAGACGCATTTAACCACGGAATCGACGCTGCACGTTATGCGGTAGCCAATAAGCTCTCTAAGCCTAACTATGGTCGTTACAACGTCCGTTGAGTTATTTACCTATGGAACTGAAATTAGTAGTACCTACGTCACTTGATGAAATCACGTTGGAGCAATACCAACGCTTCGCCCGTATTGAGGGGGACGAAGAGTTTCGTCAGAAGAAGATGCTCGAAATCTTTTGCCAAGTTCCTTTTGCTGAACTGCCCAAGGTTCGCCTCGTGGACGCTAACAACGTCCTGACTGTATTAAGCAAGACCCTAAATCAAAAGCCAGAGTTAACCAAGTTCTTCGAGCTGAAGGGGACTAAATACGGATTCATTCCTGCGCTTAACGATATTTCATTGGGTGAGTTTGCAGACCTTGATAACTATATGAAGGACTGGGCTACGATGCACCGTGCAATGGCAGTATTGTATCGACCCGTCACCAAGGAGAAAGGAGAACGCTACGACATCGAGGACTACGCACCAGACGAATCAAGAGAAGAACTATTCAAGCAAATGCCAGTATCGGTTGCCTTAGGTGCGATGGTTTTTTTTTATCGTTTAGGGAACGTATTAGCGCAACATACACTAAGCTCTTTGGCGAAACAGGTGAAGACCTCTACACAAGGGAAGCCCAGTTCGGGCAACGATGGGGATGGTATTCCTCCATCTATGCTCTGGCTTCAGGAGATGTCACAAAGTTTGAAGCAGTCACTCGACTACCTATTCATCAATGCCTGACCTACCTAAGTTTTGAAAAGGAAAAGAACGAAATTGAAATACAAAAAATAAAAGGATGAGGAGTTTTTATCAAGCCACCGAAAAGATTAACGAGTACCTATCGTCTCACCCGTTGGTGAAGGTTGTTACGTTTGGGGATATATTCGATGTAGACCTAAACAAGCAGAGCATCTTTCCCTTGGCTCACATTATGGTCAATCAAGCGACATTCGCAGACCACGTAATCCGTTTCAACATTTCGGTGATGGCTATGGATATCGTTGACGAGACCAAGCAGGATTTGAGAGACCAGAACGAGCCTTTTTTTGGCGTGGACAATCAACAGGACATTCTAAATACGACTCTTGCTATTCTCAACGGGTTGCAGTCGCAGTTACGTCGTGGCACTCTGTACACGGAGAAATACGAAATCGAAGGAGACGTAAGTTGCGAGCCATTCACTGAGCGGTTTGAGAACTTGCTTACGGGTTGGAACCTCACCTTTGACTTGATTGTACCTAACACCGAAATCAGTATCTGCTAATGCCACGTCAGGAGTTAGTCGAAGCCGTTCTTAACAAGTTCGCCAAGCGTGTAATTCAACAGGCGAAGCAGAATCTTACCAAAAAGAAAAAGAACGCTTCTAAAGAGCTTTACAACTCGTTAGACTACGAACTATCAGTCGGTCCTAATTCGTTCTCTCTGACGTTTGAAATGGAGGATTACGGGGAGTTTCAGGATAAAGGTGTAAGCGGTGTTAAGCGCAAGTTCAACACGCCATACAAATACACCAACAAGATGCCGCCACCCAAGGCATTTGCTCAATGGGTAGTCCGCAAGGGACTTGCTGGAGTCAGGGGCAAGGATGGTAAGTTTATCCCACGCAAGTCGCTTCAGTACCTTATCGCAAAGAGCGTGTTCAACAATGGTATCAAGCCGAGTTACTTTTTTAGCAATCCTTTCAAAGTGAATTTTAATAAACTACCCGCAGAGGTGGCAGAGGCATTTCAATTAACACGAGAAGACTTTCAAGCATTTACCCGTAAATAATGGCTATACCCACCGCAACCTATCCCACGACTCCGCAGTTTGCGAGGTCGCCTATCTTTATTACGTTAACCAAGGGCGCAGGAGGCACAGACGGCCTTATTGACGCAACCCTTACGCTGCGAATCTTTGCAGGGGATAGCACTACAAGCCCAGCGATTGACTACACGTTGTACAAGACGAGCATCAGCGATGCGCCAATCACATTTGAGATAAGCGAACTCATTCGGGAAAAGATTATTTCGGTCTTAAAGCAATCGAGTACCAACTCCTACCAGAACGGAACTACCGAAGCGGTTTGGTGTAAGTTCTCCTTGTCCTCTAACTACGTCAACGGTGGAACGCCTGGCTCTGGCTTGATTGTAAACAACGCTTCTTGGTTGAATACGGATGGGTGGTTGAGTTACACGCAGCATACGGGAACAACTACAGGCCGAATGGTTACCGACCGCACGTTGTACACAGCAGTAGGTAAGGACTACGTTTTATCAGCATACGCACCATCACGAATCTACTTCTTTTACCGCAACGTGGGAGCGTCTTGGACTAACGTGGCCAACTACACGCCAAGTACGACAAGTATAAGCAGAATTGCTTATATTCCTTACGACCGAGTCAACGCATCTACGTTCTCTGGGCTTGGTCTAAACGAGACCTTTCAAGTAGGCTTCGGGCAGGACTCGGCAACGCCTTCGGTAGTGTATACAGTGAGCGAGATTTGCGAACCGAAATACGACCCAGTACGACTCACGTTCGTAAACAAGTTCGGGGTAACTGACCACCTTACTTTCTTCAAGGTGTCAACCGAAGACGCTACGTTCACCGAGGAGACCTATATGCCTCAGTTGTCCGTAAGCGCAACCACCGCGGCCAACGTAACACAATCGCTGCAATACCGTAAGTTCAACGTAAATAGCCGTGAGGTTATCACGCTGAACACGGGTTGGGTAGATGAGAACTACGCCGATATTATTAAAGAGCTGATGCTATCTGAAAAGATTTCACTTAACTACGAGGGGGTAGAGTTTACTGCCAACGTAGTGCGTGACTCGGTTCGTTACCAGAAGTCCATAAACGACCGCAACATCAATTACACTATGGCCTTTGAAATCGCTTGGGATATTCTAAACGACATCCGATGAACAAGGTAAGCATCTTTCTGGGGGAGCAGGAATTGGACGTATTCCAAGACGAGGAGATTTCAATAAATCTAAGCGTTCAGAACATCCAAGACATAAGCAAGGTCTTCACGGACTTTACGCAGGGCTTTAGTGTGCCTGCATCGCCACGCAACAACACCATCTTTGAACACTACTACCGAACCGACATCGTTGGCGGTGCAGACTTCCGAGTACGGCCAGAGGGGCGCATTGAAATCAACGGCTTGGTATTTCGGTATGGGGTGATTGAACTCGAAGGGGTGCAAATGCAAAAGAACGCACCGTACGCGTACGACATCACCTTTTACGGGCAGTTGGTAAACCTTACTGACCTATTCGGTGAGGACTACCTTTACGACCTTGACTTATCAGCATACAACCACGACTACGACCAAGCAACAATCCATTCGGGATTAACAGGGACAGGCATTCATTCGGGGGTAATTATCTACCCAATGATTACGGCTCAGGACGTGTGGTATTACGACTCAGTAAACAACGACCACGGAGCGAACAACATTCACTTCCACAACGTAAACGAAAACCACGGACTTCAATACTACGACCTGAAGCCTGCTATCCAATTGAGCAGGATTGTAGACGCTATATCTACGAAATACGGGATAAGTCTAAACATCACCGATGTAAACGATTACGACCTGTTGTATATGTGGTGTCACCGCCGAGCTGGATATATGTACAAGGACTTGGCGTATGCAATGCCATTTGAGAAGATTGAAGCACCAGACCCCGTTAGCGTAATTAGTCCAGATTGGTGGAACTACACAACAAGTGTATTCACACCACAGGGAGCGACTGGCTCGGGTAACGTATATCGTTTTGAAGTTGACATTACAACAACCTACACGAGCGATTACACTATTGGCCTATTCGTAAACGGTGTACTGACCGCTCAGGTGGTTAAGAACGGAAGTTTTGCTGGTTACGCATTTGAGAACATATCCATCACCAATGGTGAGTCGGCATATCTTGCTTTTCAAGCATCCACAAACGAGCCAGTAACATTCGACACTAACTTAATAGAAGTATCGCTTCAGTTCGCACCTAATACCGTCTACGCCTCTGCGTATAACGCTGCCTCTCAATCAATAGGAGCAACCGTGTACGTTAGTGACCTGATGCCAGAGCAAAAGGTTACCGACTTCCTCGCTTCGTTGTGTAAGATGTTTAACCTTGTTATCATACCAACAAGCGAAACGACATTCGACCTGTTGCCATTGGGCGATTGGTACGCGGCGGGAACCGATGTCAACCTAAGTCAATACTTCGACATCACAGAAAGCCAAGTAGAAAAGCCACAACTCTACAAGCAAATAAATTTTAAGTATAACGAGACAGGGGCAATTACAGGCGAGCAATACCGACTGACCAATAACGTGGGCTACGGAGACCTCCGCTCTAATTTCGTTTTTGACACGGACGAGGAATTGGCAGTAGAGCCGCAGTTCGACCAAATGCTTTTCAACATCTTGACCGATGAAGACGGTGGTGCTTTAACAAACATCCTCGCAGGCTATGCCGTCACTCGTGAACTGGAAACTTACTTAGGACAACCATTCCTGTTCTATGCCCCTGAGACCTACTTTATCGGGGACAACCCCGTTTCATTTATTGACGATTCAAACATTATTACAGGCCACGACGCAGTCGAGGTAGACACTATTTGGTATTGCAACGCTTCATCTAAGCTAACAAACGGAGCAACAACCTACTCACTAAACTATGGAGCAGACATCGACCCCTACATATTGGCAACGGTTAACAATAGCCTTTACAATACCTATTGGAGGGATTACGTCGTTGACTTATACAACCCAAGTCGTAGATTGGTGCGGGTTAGTGCTATACTGCCTCTGGGCAAGATTCTAAACTTCGACCTTAAAAACAAGTTGATTTGGAATGGCCAAAGGTGGATTGTGAATAACGCAACATTCGCACTAACCACAGGCAAGGCAGAGTTCGAACTTTTAAACGATGTATGAAACAGGGGTACTTAAGTTATTTAGTAGAGCTTCTTAATAGCAGCACACTTTACGGCGTGGCAAAAGAAATTGACATAGCGAAAGGGATGTACAAGTTAGACGGGAGTACAAAAAGAAAATATAGACAATGGCGGTCACCGAAACAGTAAAGATTGAGGGCGATGCTAAGGGCCTTGAGGACACGCTCAATAAGCTCAACGATAGCACCGAGAAACTCGCAGACAACATCAGCGAGGTATCGTCTATTGCTAAGAAAGGATTCGACAACGTAGGCAAGGGAGCTAAGACCGCAACGAAGGCCGTGGAGGCCACCAAAGGCGGTATATCTAAATTGGTTGGGGCTATCAAGAGTCTAACCATTATTGGCGTGGTAGGTGATACCATTACAGAGGTATTTACAGGCAACCAAAAGGTAGTCGACCTCTTCAACATCACCATCAACACAATTAAGATTCTATTTAGTGACCTTGCCGAGGTGGTCTTCCCAGCGGTTGCGGAAGCATTGGACAAAATCTTTAGCGACCCAGTACAGGCGATTAAGGACTTTGGTTCCTTGGTGGTTGAATACGGATTGAATCTATTCAAGCAGATGGGCAACGCCATCGGTGCGCTTGGTAGTTCGCTTGTTGCTTTCTTCAAAGGCGACTTTGCAGAAGCGTCTAAGTTGGCTAAGGAAGCATTTAGCGAGGTCGTAGACGGTGTTGTTGGCGTTGAGGAAGGTGGCATCGAAAAGATACAGAAAGCCGCAGAGCGATTGACTAAAAGAGTCAAGGAGGCGGTTAAGGACGGTGAGAAACTAAACGAGTTAGAGAAGGCCGCAGCGAAGGCGGACGTAGAACGCCAGAAGATTCAGTTGAAAGCCCAGACGTTAGCCGAGAAGCAGCGCCAAGCACGAGATGATGAGTTTGCTTCTATTCAAGAGCGTATTGAGGCAAATGAGAAACTCGGCAAGATTTTAGAGCAACAATATCTGGACGAAGCCGCACAGATTGATAAAAAGGTTGCATTCGCACAATCGCAGTACAACATCAACAAGACAACGGAGAACTACATTGCGCTTGAGCAGGCACGTTTAGAATTGATTGACCTCGAAGAGCGTCTGGAAGGCCAGCGTTCAGAGCAGAAGATGAACTACATTTCTTTGCTCCGTGAACAAAACGACATCGAGAAAAGCAACACGGAAGCATACCTAACTCAATTAGAGAATCAGTTAAACGCAGATGCTGAGTTAATCGACTCGGAGCGTATGCGCCTGAACTCACAGCTTGAGAATATCGACATCTTAAAGACGGCACGACTTGCCGCTATCGAGGACGAATTAAACGCAACAAAAGAAGGCACGGCTCGGTATGCGGAGTTGATTAATCAACGCAATGAAATAGAGCAAAATGCGACTATTGAAACTGCCAAGATTAAGAAAGACCTAAACCAAAAGGACATTGAAGACCGTAAGATGGTCAACGATGCGTATATGAATTTAGCGCAGCAGTCGCTATCGGCCTTGGCTTCTCTTTCTGAGTTGTTCGCAGGTGATAACGAAGCACGTCAACGAAAGGCGTTCCAGTTGAACAAGGCCTTGCAGATTGCCGATGCCACGATGGCGACCTACACGGCAGTTGTTGGGGCGTTGGGCGCAAAGGGAGCCGATGGTCTATTGCCATTCCCTGTACGAGTAGCCAATGCAGTTGCTGCTGGAGTTATTGGTGCAGCGAATGTCGCTAAGATTGCAGCCACCAAGTTTGACGGGGCTGAAGGGCCAAGTCCAGATACTTCGTATTCTCCAACCTCCGCAGGAGCATCTACAACGCCTCAATTTAACGTGGTAGGTCGTGGTGGTGTAAATCAGTTGGCCGAGTCCGTAAACGGAATGAACGCAAGACCCGTCCGTGCCTATGTAGTCGCTGGCGAGGTTACAACACAACAGAACTTAAATCGTCGTAGAGCAAGAACCGCAACATTCGGATAATGAAAGTAATTGAACTCGTCCTCGAAGATACCGAAGGACTAAACGGCATTAACGCCATAAGCATCGTAGAACATCCCGCCATCGAGGAGAACTTTATCACGTTGTCAAAAGAACACGAGGTACAGTTCGCCAAGCAGGACGAGGAGAAGCGCATCTTGATGGGTGCAGCCTTGGTTCCTAATAAGACCATCTACCGCAACCAAGGCGGAGAGGAGTTTTACGTCTACTTCTCAAAAGAGACCGTGCGTAAGGCATCTGAGTTATTCCTAATGCGTGGATACCAAGGCAACACAACGCTTGAACACGCAGCCGAACTCAATGGCTTGTCGGTTGTTGAATCGTGGATTATCGAAGACCCAGAGAAAGATAAGACTGCCATTTACGGAATGGAGTTGCCCGAAGGTACTTGGATGGTGTCAATGAAAGTCAACAATGAGGACGTCTGGACAAACTATGTAAAGACTGGCCGTGTAAAGGGCTTTTCAATCGAGGGCTACTTCGTTGACAAGCTGCAAATGGAATCCCACTTGGAGCGCATCGAAGAAGAGGAGGCTGAGTTCCTACTTTCCAATATTATTGCCAAGATTAAAAAGGATGGCCGCCTAAAGAGCAAGAAGCGAGTCGAAATGGAGTCGTATACAGACTACCCAGAGGCCGTTCGCAACAATGCTAAGCGTGGTATCGAACTCAACGAGAAAGGCGGTAACAAGTGCGCTACGCAAGTGGGCAAGATACGAGCACAACAACTGGCAGACGGGAAGCCCGTAAGCGTGGAGACAATTAGCCGTATGTACTCGTACCTATCAAGAGCTGAGGCATACTATGACGAATCCGATACGGAAGCCTGCGGTACTATTTCCTTTTTGCTATGGGGCGGACTTGCCGCCAAGCGTTGGTCAGAATCTAAATTAAAAGAACTCGGTAAACTATGAAAGAGACCCCAAGTCGCACATCACCCAAGAACGGCAAGCGTGGTTGCCTGTGCAAAAACAACACCTACTCCTCTAAGTGCTGCGATGGTTCGCTCAGAGCGCAGGGAGTAGGCCCTGTTAATAAAGCCCCGAATTTGTAACAAAGTAAACCCAATCAAATTAGTTGAAATATGAAAGCGAGCGAAATTTTCACCAAATTCTTTGCTGAGTTATCAGCAGTAGAAGCAGAGGTTAAGTTGGCGCAGGCCAAACTTGACAACGGAACTGTCCTCGAAGCCGAAGCATTTGAAGCAGGCCAACCCATCTTTATCGTTAGCGAAGAAGACCGTATTGCTGTTCCAGTAGGAGAATACCTGATGGAAGACGGACGTGTTTTGGTCGTTACCGAAGAAGGCGTGATTGGCGAAATCAAAGAAGCAGCCGCCGAAGAGGAAACACCAGAGGTAGAAGTAGAGGTTGAGGCCGCTGCTGAGCCATCTGTTGAAGACAAGATTAAGGAGCTTGTAATGCCCCTTATCGAAGAAATGAAGGCGGAGTTGTCCGCAATGAAGGAAGAGATGGGAGCCTACAAGAAGAAGCAAGAAATGTCTTCTGACGTACCTGCCGCATCCGCCATCAAACACAATCCAGAAGGTTCAGTTAAAGAGGTAGTAAGCCTGTCGCAAAACTCGCCCGAGTCTGCCCTTGACCGTGTCCTTGCCCGTTTAAACAAATAAAACCCAAACATAACAAATGCCCACAACTACTTCAATCACCACGACGTATGCTGGCGAATTCGCTGGTAAATACGTTGCCGCCGCTCTGTTGAGCGCACCTACCTTGGACAAAGGCCTCATCGAGGTTTTGCCCAACGTACTTTACAAATCCGTTATCCAGAAGGTTAACACGGACGACATCTTGAAGGACGCTACTTGCGACTTTGACCCTACGTCTACCGTTACCTTGACCGAGCGTATCTTGACCTTGGAAGAGTTCCAAGTTAACTTGCAAATGTGTAAGAAGGACTTCGAGCAAACTTGGCAAGCCGTTGAGATGGGATATTCCGCTTTCAAGAATGTACCTGCCTCTTTCACTGACTTCTTGATTGCCTACGCCGCCGAGCGTGTTTCTGCCCGCATCGAGCAGAACATCTGGGCTGGTGTTAACGCATCTTCTGGCCAGTTCGCAGGTTTCCAAACCTTGTTCGCTGCTGATGGAGACGTTGTAGACGTAACCGGTACTACCGTTACCGCTTCTAACGTAATTGCTGAAATGGGCAAGGTAGTTGACGCTATCCCTGCTGCCCTGTACGGCAAGCCTGACGTTTACTTGTATGTATCTCAGAACGTAGCCAAGGCTTACGTCCGTGCATTGGGCGGATTCGGAGCTTCTGGTCTGGGTGCAAATGGTGTGAACAACCAAGGTACTATGTGGTATGGTTCTGAGCCTTTGTTCTTCGACGGAATTCCCGTTGTATTGGCCGAAGGTCTTTCTGCTAACCGTATGGTTGCAGCTCAGAAGAGCAACTTGTTCTTCGGAACTGGCTTGTTGAGCGACAAGAACGAAGTTCGCCTGATTGATATGGCCGACATCGATGGTTCTCAGAACTTCCGCTTGGTAATGCGTATGAGCGCAGGTATCCAGTACGGTATCGGTTCCGACATCGTTTTCTACGCTTAATTTTAAATCAAATCCTTGAAGGGGGTGGTGGTGTAATAACGCCCCACCCCTTTCTTTTTTAACTTACTAAATACAAACAAAATGGCTTGTGCACTTTCCCTTGGCCGTATCGAACCCTGCAAGGACGTTGTAGGTGGTTTGAATGCGGTTTACTTTTTGAACTACGCAGACCTGACGGTAACTTATGACGCCACCAACACGGATGCGATTGACGTTCTCGGAAGCGGATTGACCGCTTACAAATACGACCTGAAAGGAACCTCCTCATTCGAGCAGGCAATCACTTCTTCTCGTGACAACGGAACCACGTTCTTCGACCAAACCTTGAATCTGACCTTGCACAAATTGAGCAAGCAATCACACAAGGAAATCAAGTTGATGGCTTACGGCCGTCCGATTGTTATTGTTGAAGACCGCAATGGTAACTACTTCGTTGCTGGTTTGCAACACGGTTGCGAGGTTACAGGTGGTACTATCGTTACTGGTGCTGCTATGGGCGATATGAGTGGCTACACTCTGACACTAAACGGACAGGAGCCAGTTCCTGCGAACTTCTTGGATGGTACTTTGACTGCTGCTGGAATTACCACTATCGTATCAGGAACCGATTTTTAATATATCTTTGACGTATGAATAAGCCGTTAGAGATTATTAACCGAATGCGGAAGGTTGAGTTGTCTGTCATAGATGAACTCAATTCTGCTATTGCCTCCATCGGGCCACTGAATTCCGACTACGACGTTATTATTCGTAACACAAATAGTTTTTTAAAACAAGCTCGTGGATTAATTGGGTCTTACGAATTGGTTACAACGCAGGCGGCAAAGGCCTTAAAGGGATATCAGAACGTCTTATCTGAACTAACCAAAGCCCAGCGAAAGTACGTTGCGCAGGCAAAGGAGTTGGGTATTGACGCAAAGAAGACGCCAGAATACAACAAGTCTCAGCAACAATCGTTCTTTCTTGAAGTTAGAATTCAGTTCTTGAAAAACGAATTGGAGAACGAGCTGAAATCTGCCATACCTAATCTATAAATAAAATGAGCAAACAAACAGTATACAATATCTTGGCTTCAGCCAAGCCAGTTAAGGTTGAGTTGGGAATTAAAGATGATTTTGAAACGGCCTTCAAAGTAGCTGTTGATAAAGAATGGGAATCTGTTTCTGCGGTGCAGGCTTTAGTTAAGCAAATTCCTAATGTTGAAAAAGCCTTGAATGATGCAAAGGCTAAATATATTGAAGCAAATAAAACGGCCGAAAAATATGTATCAGCAGCAAAAGAACTTGGAGTTGACATTAGTAGCGGTACTCAGGCCACTATGAATTTATCTGGCTCAAAACCGCAAGTTATTGATAAGCTCATACAGAAGCTCAATAACATAAGAAACGAACTAAATACTTTTTAGTATATTTTCTTAAGCAAGTCAGAAAGGCCACCTTCGGGTGGCTTTTTTGTTTGTAAGAAAAACAAAACGCCCGACCTGAGTTAATTAAAAGATGAACATCTTAACAACAAGCGCATCAAGCCAAAACCTCGTTATCATTCCGAGGTCGTTTCCTGCTACGGTGGTTGTCAAGTTAACCAATGAGTCAACTAACACCACGCAGCAACAAACGAGAACACCAACGTCCGCCAATGGCTATATGACCATCGCTGCTGCTTGGGTATTGGAAGAGGCCAACTTCTACTTGTTGGAAGTATTTAGCGGCTCGAACTTAATCTACCGAGGTCGGGTGTTTTGCACCAACCAAACGAACTTCGAGAAGTATACCGTCAACTCTGGCGTTTACACGCAGGAGACCGCTGGGGATAATACATTTGTAATTATATGAGCAACATTCGATTCGTAGCAATGAACTCCTACGTTCGTCCCGAAATTAAAGAGGTGGCGAATAAAGGCTGGGTGGAGTACGGTGAGGACAACAACTACTTCCAATACCTGATTGACAGGTACAACGGAAGCCCGACCAACAACGCTATCATTAACGGGATTATCGATATGGTATTCGGTAAAGGGCTTGGAGCAACAAACGCAGCCCAGAAGCCAGACGAGTACGCAATGATGATGTCCTTGTTTAGCAAGCAAACGGTGTCTCGTGTTTGTGCGGACTTCAAGATGATGGGCAACGCTGCCTTTCAGGTTATCTACAACAAAGACCACTCTAAAATTGTCAAGGTAGAACATATCCCCGTTGAGACCCTTAGAGCTGAGCGTTGCAACGAACGTGGCGATATTCCTGCTTACTACTACGCCAAGAACTGGGATGCCGTAAAGGCACGCAAAGAGGAGCCAGTTCGGATTGATGCGTTTGGAATGTCAAACAACGGCATTGAGATACTTTACATTAAGCCGTACAAAGCAGGATACTACTACTACGCACCTACGGACTACCAAGGTTCCTTGCCTTACGCTGATTTGGAGGAGGAGGTAGCCAACTACCACATCAATAACATTAAGAACGGACTTGCTCCGTCTATGTTGGTTAACTTCAATAACGGAATCCCAACCGAAGAAGACCAAACGCTAATTGAACGCAGGATTGCAGATAAGTTTTCGGGTAGCTCGAATGCTGGTCGGTTTATCTTGGCGTTCAACGACAACAAGGAACTCGCAGCAACAATCGAACCCGTACAACTGTCGGACGCAAGCGACCAATACCAATTCCTATCTACGGAATGCACGCAGAAGATTATGGTAGGCCATAGGGTGACTTCTCCGATGCTTTTGGGAATTAAGGATAACTCAGGACTCGGTAACAACGCAGAGGAGCTTAAAACGGCTTCTATCCTGTTCGACAATATCGTTATCCGTCCCCTTCAGGAAATTATCTTGGATGGCATCGAGCAAATCCTGTCGTTCAACCAAGCGTCTCTTAATATCTATTTCAAGACCTTGCAGCCTCTGGAGTTTAAGGAGGAGATTGTTGCTCCTTCTGAGGTGGTAGAGGAGTCCACAGGCGTTGAGGATAGCAACTTTAGTTTATCCGCCGAGGTCACCGATGCAGAGCTGGAGGAGGTATTCGACCGCCTTGCTGAGTTTGGTGAGGATGAAGACTTAGAAAACTTTGACTTGGTGGATGAGAGGCCTGTTGACTACGAGCAAGAGGCGTATTTAGATTCACTTCTTAAGTTAGCAAAGACAGGCGAAGCCTTCCCAAACGCCAAAAGCGAGCAGGACGGAATTAGCAAGGACGGACGCAAGTACAAGATTCGTTACGCATACGCTCCTAACGCTACCAAAAGCACGAGCCGTGACTTCTGCAAGAAGATGGTAAACGCAAAGAAGGTCTACCGCAAGGAAGACATCGAGCGGATGGGCAAGCAATCCGTCAACGCTGGATTCGGTCCACGGGGAGCAGCCAACTACGACATTTGGTTGTACAAGGGAGGCGCACGGTGCCATCACTTCTGGATGCGTAAGACCTACTTGGCAAAGGCGGAAGGCGTAACGCCAGATGCAAAGAATCCGAATGCTGATATTTCGGTTAACCAAGCCCGTAAAGCAGGAGTCGATTTGCCAAAGAACAACAAGAAGGTTGCCACTCGCCCTGTTGATATGCCGAACGAAGGATTTTTACCTAAAAGCAAGAACTAATGCCAAAAGCTCTATTCGTAAAGCGGGAGGACGTAGTCCGAAATACCGCAATATCAGGCAATCTGGACACCGATAAATTTATACAATTTATTTCCATCGCTCAGGACATCCACGTCCAGAACTACACAGGCACCAAGTTGTACGACAAGATTTCTACCGAAATCCTAAACGACACCTTGGCGGGCGACTACTTGGCGTTGGTGGTTGACTACATTCAACCGATGCTTATCCACTTCGCAATGACCGAGTACCTGCCCTTTGCAGCGTACACAGTTGCCAACGGAGGAGTGTTTAAGCATATCAGCGAGAATTCAACAAACGCAGAAAAAATAGAGATTGACTACTTAGTCGAGAAAGAGCGCACGATTGCGCAATACTATGCCCAACGCTTTATTGACTATATGGCTTTCCATTCAACTGAATTTCCAGAGTACAATGAAAACGTCAACGAAGACATCTACCCAGACCGAGACAACCGTGCGTCCTCGTGGGTGCTATAAGGCAAAGGAGTCGAACGTAATTAAACTAAAACGATATGTCGAGTCCAAATAACAAAATATACTGGGGGCAGGGGAGCGCAATGAACCAAATCGGTTGGGGGCAGGGCTATGTCAACAACATCAACTGGGGATTGATTCACCCGAACTCGTGGGGGCATCCAGAAACGAACCTAACAGGTCAGAGCGGGGATGCTTACGACTATTTCTATTTGCAACGTGTAACGGCAGCGGGTGGGTATTACGAGGGTAGTGCTTGCGCAGTTGCTAAAATCGATTCTTGGTTATGAGTTTAAGTGTAGACACTTTAAATTCTGTAAAACTATGCCGAACCTGTGAAGAGGTTAAGGATGTCTCTATGTTTGGAAAACATAGTGGACGTAGTGACGGATTGCAAAGCTGCTGCAAAAAATGTAAATCAATAAAGGACAAGGCATATCATCAAGCCAACATTGATAAAATAAAAGTAAAGGCTCACAATTATTATCTAAGTAATAAGGAGTCAATAATTAAACGAGTTAGCGAGTACCGCATAGACAACAAGGAAGCAATAGCATCCAGAAAGGCAGAGTACTTTAGGCAGAATAAAGAGAAGTGGAATCAGTATAATAAAGACCGAGCTAAGGTTGACCCAGTGTTTGCGTTAAAGGTTTCAATGCGTAAAACTTTGTGTAAACTTATGTCTGGCACTTATAAGTCAAAAAGAACCGAAGAGATTATTGGTTGTTCGTATGTTGAATTTAAAGAGCATATAGAGTCCAATTTTGAGTATTGGATGTCTTGGAGCAATAGGGGCTTATACAATGGCCAGATGTCTCACGGATGGGATATTGACCACGTAGTACCTTTATCTACCGCCAGAAGCGTAGAGGACATTATTAGATTAAATCACTACACGAATCTGCGCCCGTTGTGTAGTTACATTAATAGAAACATAAAGAGAGGGAATTATGAGCAGCCTGTATGATGATGCCTCGTGGCTACTGATACCTGAAGGTATTAAAGAAGATGTGGTGTATGCACAGAAGCCTACAAATGGGCTGGGTGACCTCCAGTTCACCCGTGCGAGCGATGCCACCCGTACAAATAGTGCAGGGGTGATTGAACGGACTCCGTGGAATCTACTTACGTTTAGTGAGATGTTCTCGGATGCTGCTTGGAGTAAGGTTGGTTCGGGGACTGGCTTGATTCCAGTTGTAACAGCAAACGTAGCAGTCGCTCCTAATGGAACAATGACGGCAGACCGAATCGTATTCAACGCTGGTGCTTCTGGTGCTTCTCTTATATCGCAAGACGTAGCAGGAGGGATTGGTTACACGTTTAGCATTTACGTTAAATCAAATACATCTTCCAGCCAAAACATTCAACTTCGCACTAATGGTTTGACAAGCACAACTATCACAGTTACTACCGAATGGCAAAGATTCACGGTTACGTCCATTGCTTGGGCAAGTGCTATTCGTGGTGTTGGTCTTGACTTACGAAGTGCGGTTGGAACTACTGCCGACCTTTTAGTTTGGGGAGCGCAGTTCGTTGAAGGCACAGACGCAAAGCCCTACTTCGCAACTACCAACCGCCAAGATGTACCACGACTTGACTACCGCAATGCTGATGGGAGTTTGAATAGTTGTCCTCGGCTCTTGCTCGAACCGCAGCGGACAAACCTTGCGCTATACTCGGAGCAGTTTGAAACAAGTTGGACTGCTCAGACTGCAACCATCACCTCAAATGCTACAACGGCACCAAATGGTACATTAACTGCTGATAAACTTGTGGCGGCAGTAGGCTTAGGCTTGCCCGCTCAGCATAGAATTGACCAAACATCAACAAGCGCAGCAGGAAATAATACCTTTTCTGTTTACTTAAAAAAAGGCGAAATAGAATTTATTTTTCTTCGCATTGGGTTAAGTGGTGCTATCGTTAACTTGAATAACGGAGCGATTAGCCAAATTACTGCTGGCATTGTAGCCAGTTCTGTTGACGCAGGAAATGGTTGGTATCGTTTTATTATAACTAAAGCTGCCTCAATCGCAAATGAGGTACTCCGTATAAATTTAAATCAGACGGCCACGTTCACGGATTTCATAGGCAACGGAACCGATGGCGCATTTATTTGGGGAGCGCAGTATGAAGTTGGTGCCTACGCCACGACCTACATTCCTACCACTACGGCAGCGGTGACGAGGTTGGCGGACTTAGCGGAAAAAACGGGCGTTTCTTCGCTTATTGGTCAAAGCCAGGGAACATTTTTTATTGAGTGCAACGTACGAGCTTTTGCCGAAGTAGTGGCTTTGTTTGCGCTTTCAGACGGCACAAGTTTGAACCGCATCAGAGCAAGGCGTACAGCTGCTCAAACTATTACCTTAGAGCGTAATTTAAGCGGACAATCAGACCAAACTGTCAACTTCACTTCGGTGCCAACCTCTGGAAGTATTAAGGCGGCTTTTGCGTGGTCTACCGCCGCTAATGGTTTTGCTGTATATATAAACGGAACGGGTAATTCTTCATCATCGGCGCTTCCAATGTTTACCAATCAATTAAGCAGAATTTCCGTAGGTACGTTACAAACTGGAGGTTCATCGCTTGGAGATGGAGTAACCCAAGCCGCCCTATTCCCCACCCGATTGACAAACGCCCAACTCGCACAAATCACCACGCTATGAACTATTTAAAATACGCTTGGCCATCCGAAGGCCAGTTCATCACCGATATGCTTTCCGCTGGATTCGCAACGATGGAAGAAGACCAAATCACCTTTGTTGATTGCTACGTCCATCAAATCGGCCTCGTTGAATCTGACCCCCGTTGGGCGGTTGATATTATTTGGACAGGTGACGTACAATTTGAATCGTTGTGCGTGTGGCCTGTGCCAAATTCAGCCGTGCATTGGTTTGCGGGATGGGAGAGCAATTACGCAGCAGCATACGAACAAAAATGAAGCACGATAGTACAAGCGCAGTAGCCACCTCTTGGAGTTTGGCCGTAGGTGGGTTGACGTTGGCCGAGGTGCATCAGATAGCGGGTCTGTTTGTGATGCTGACCTCGTTCGTGTACACCGTGTGGCGTTGGAACCGAGATATCAAAAATGATAGATAGGATTTTTCGCAACTGGAAGACCACCGTGTTCGGCTTCGTGCTGATCATCTTTGGCGGTATACTGGTATGGTTTGAGAAAGCCAGCCTTGCCGAGTTCAGTGCGTTCCTGATGGGCGGGTTTGCGCTGATGATGACCAAGGATGGAGAGAAGAAGTGATAAAATCCCATATAGCGGATGATTTCCTACCAAAAAGTGCGATATAAGACACGTTAACTCGTAAATTGTTAGAGTTACTGCATAAAATTTATCAAGATGAAACTATCAAATAATTTTAACCTAAGCGAGTTCGTGAGAACCGAAACGGGTTTACCGAACCGCCCGAGCCAAGAGGCGATTGCCAACCTCAAGTATTTGGTGCAATACATCCTGCAACCCGCACGAGACAAGTTTGGGCCTATTGAAGTTACAAGCGGATACCGCTCGCCTGAGGTGAATGCTGCGGTAGGTGGTGTAGGAGCAACATCCGACCACCTATACGGAAGAGCCGCAGACATCCAATGCGAGGACTTAGCCTCTGTATTCGCCTACATACGCAAATACACGCATTTTAAGCAACTCATTTGGGAATTTGGTACAGATAGTCAACCTGCGTGGATTCACGTCTCCTACGAGCTTGGAAACAACCGAGGCGAAGTTTTAAAAGCAATCAAGAAAAATGGCAAAACCAAATACATCAAATTTTGAAAACTGGCTTAATGAACTCGAAGACGTACCCACACCCCCTGCTTGCTCTATTGATAATCCTGATTGTGAGTCTTGCTCTGGGTAGTTGTTCAGCTGATTGGCATCTTCGGCAGGCCGTAAAGAAAGGAGCTAATGTTTATGTACAGAAATGGGACACCACTATTGTCACGCAGGAACGGAAGATTGTTGATACAGTATTGCTACCGAAATGGGATAGCGTGGTTATCAACAAGAATAACATCAAGGTCAAATTGGTAAGACGTGTTGATACCATCCGTGTATCGGCAACTTGCCAGAGCGACACGGTGCAAGTGACGAAGTACATCCGTCAGAAGGTCTCCGCCCCACGGAAGCAATCTTTTTTTTGGCAGATAGTTGCAGCAGTTGCAATCGTTATCGGATTTGCTGCCCTAATAAAGCGATAGAGGTGCTTTATATGCGTTCTAATGCACTTTATACCAAAAGTGGTATGTTGATATGCCTTGGCGTATAAAAGTGTCTTAAATCAAAGATTTTCTTTTATTTTTAATTTTAGTCAAGTTATAACTTTACTTACTAAGTTTAGTTATTAGTTAAGTAACTAAGTTAACTAACTAACTAAGTTGTAAAAAATAAGCGTTGGAGGCATACCTCCGACAAATGTTAATAACTTTTTTGTTTTCAACATTCGTCAGACCTGTTGAATCTTGCTTTAGGTTTGCAATATGGGAACAGATAGAAACACCAAGCGAATGAAATACTTCGCTATCGAGGAGGGTCGTCTTAAGAACGACTACACCAATGCCTTCTTGAATCACTTTGGCTTTTGTGATTACAACTTGTCCATTGACGAAGCAAGAGACATTCGCAAATACAACACGTTCGAGAACGGAACTAAGCACTTTGACCAATGACACCTAAGTATTACTTGGGCAAGTACAAAGGCATCGAGGCTATGGACGTGGTTCTGGACTTCCAAGAGGATAACTACAACCTCGGCGTAGCAATCGCCTACTTGCTGCGTGCCGGCAAGAAGCCATTTAATCCTATTGAGGACGACATTGAAAAAGCAATAATCCACCTACAACGTGAACTTAAACACCGAAATGCCATACTACAACAACCCACAAGTCAAGAACCAGATAGATTTGATACTGGCGGACATTGCGAATCTTTTCGCTAACTGTAATGACAAAACAAGAAGCCAAGCCAAAGAGCAAGAGAAAGTCCTGCTCGGACGCATCCACCACCTCGACCCCGCCTTTGCGGCTCGTTGCGGATACAAGGATTGAAGTCACGCTTGGCAAGGTTCCTTCGCTTAATCAGTTCTATTCGTCCAAGCACTGGATAGTACGAAAGAAGGCCAAGGACAAGTTTGTTGCCGAGGTTCTTGCTCAGCTCGCAGGATACGACCCATTCAAATTCAGTTCACTGGTAGTAAACTTAGAGCACAACTACGGCTACGATAACGACAACTGTATAATGGCAATTAAGTTCGCCTTGGATGCGTTACGCAAGCACGGAGGCGTGCAAGACGACACCGCAAGATTCGTTACAAAAGTTTCCATATATAGAAACTCTGACGTAGAAAAAAATACAGGTAAGGTAATTTTTTTTGGTGAATGTTTGTGGTATTGATTTTTTGTATATCTTTGAAAAACCAAATTGTTGACGCCAACAAAATGGTACGAGCATCGACCTGCGTTTAAGTGGTCGGATTAAAAACACACGCACAATGGAGTACACAAGTCGAATGAACCTCTCGCCAGATGCGGCAAAAGAGCTTATCCAGTTCTTGCAACATCGAGTCGAGGCACTATCCTCACGCAACGAGTTCCTCGAAGCAGAAAACGAAGTATTAAAAAGAACCTTAATCAACGAATTACAAAATGGCTAAAATCACGAGCATCACCCCAACAGGACAATGGAACGAGTTCTTTAAGTTTGAAGTACGCTTTGACGACGGAGACTTCGGAACAACATTCGCAAAGTCCACAACCCCTCCTTACGCAGTAGGCGACGACGTTACCTACACCAAGAACGAGAAGGGAACCATCAAGATTCAAAAAGCAGGATTCCAGAACAACTACACCGCACCGTTCGCAAAGAGCGCAGCAGGTGGAGACGACCGTGGTAAGTCTATCATCCGCCAGGTTGCTTTGAAGTCGGCAGTTGAAATGTCTGCATCGTATGTAGCCCAAGGCGCAACGATTCCCGTGGAAAAGATTTTCGAGTTAGCCGACAAGTTCAACGCTTGGATGTTAAACGAGCAGAAGGGAGCAACACACGAAGAACACTTCGCTCCCCGTGTAGAAGAAAGCAGTCCTTTTTAGTGTGTGTGTTTTTTAGGACTGCTGGCCCCTCTTCGGAGGGGCTTTTTTTTGCCTAATGTTTTTTGTATTAGATTTTGATTTACTTTTGACGAAACACACAACACAATGAATAAACAAAAGATAATTTCTGGATTAACAACCAAGAATCGGGTTGTGCTATCAATGCTAAAAAGGTCAAAGGTTTTTCATCACGACGAGTTTTATTCCAATGACGCTCCTAAGTTTATCTACTTCTGTATTGAGGATGATGAAATCGTATACGTTGGTAAGAGCGTTGCTATCAAACAAAGGATTTACAGTCATATAAGAAACGGTTACGGCTCTACCTTCCTATATGTAGAAATAAACCCAACTGATTCAAACAAAACAAGCTCACATAAGGCACTTGCTTATGCTGAGGCGTTATGTATACACGAACTGAAGCCGAAGTTAAACATAACAAAGCCTGGGTTGTACAAATGCGGAATTAGGGTATCTTCGCCAAAGAAAGAATACGCCACCGAGGTTGAGGATTTTGAGATTGATTTTACCGTTGCTCCAGATATACTCATTGAAAACTTAAGACTGCAAACAGTAAAACTAAAGAAACAAATAACAGAACTTAATAGATTAAACGCCTCTTATGTAAAGGAAATCCGTTCACTAAGAAGAAAAAACAACACACAATGAGACATCCAGATATTCTAAGTAACGAAGCGGTCTTGCCGTTTCTTGAACGAGCCAGAGCGGGCAAGTATTACGATACAGGCAAACTGGGCAATCCGAAGATAGACGAGTACCTCCGTTTCAAGGATGGTGAGTTTATCGTTGTAACTGGCCACGCCAACGTAGGTAAGACACACACGCTTATCTACCTGATGCTGATGCAGTCGATGAACTACGAAAAGAAGTGGTTGGTTTACTCAGCAGAAAACGAGGTGCACTCCTTGAAGCGTAAGATGATTGAGTTTATTGCTTGCCTGCCGATTCAGCAGATACCCGAACACGTTATGTACCGCCACCTGGACTTTGTGAACGAATACTTTACGTTTATCGATGGGAACAAACTGTACGATGCCTTCGGCCTTTTGCGGGTAATGGAGGAAATCAAAGAGGAGTGGGACTATACTGGCGCACTTATTGACCCGTACAACTCGCTATCGACCGACCAAAAGAAGTTGGGTAAAACAGGTATGCACGAATACCACTACGAGGTGGCCTCAGCGATTCGGTTATTTGCCCATAAGAACAACGTGACTACTATTGTAAACACACACCCAGTTACAGAGGCAATGCGTAAGACCTTTCCGCAAGGCCATCAATACGCAGGACTGCCTATGCCTCCAAATACGGCCGATATTGAAGGAGGGGGCAAGTGGGGAAACCGTGCCGACTGTGTACTGGTGGTTGCGAGACTGGCCCAGCACCCGACGGAGTGGCTATTTACAGAGCTACACGTTAGAAAGACAAAAGAAATGGAAACAGGCGGAAGACCGACTCCTTTGGCCGAACCTATCCGTATGGAATCAATGCGAGGCAATGTTGGATTTAAGATAGACGGTTATAACTTGCTTGACGCACCAACGCCCGTACAAATCACTTTAAACGATATCGATGCACCATTCTGAAGACGCTTGGGAGATTCACGTTCGTGATAAGATTCTCCGAGTCAATGACGCTATCCTTTGGACAAACCAAGTAGCGGTTGACAACCCGACCGAAACAATTATAGTAGACCACTTGCTCTCGCTATGGAAGGCAACTCAGATGCTCGAAGATATGGTTGACCTGAAGCGGACGTTGGACGTTAAGGTACGAGAGGCCCGTCTGGAGAATGCACAGTTGCGCTACGACCTGAATCAGTCGCTTGTACAACTTGACCAAGCAAAAGCCGAAATCCTAAAACTACAAGAGCAGCTAATATGAGAGGCGACTTTATCCCCCTACCTTTCGATATAGACGAAATATTCGAAATAAACGAAAAGCGTTTTGTTGTACTTGACTACCGCCGTGCCAGCAACTGGGGCGACTGGGGAGCGTGGATGTTAATTCAAGATGAGAACGGAAAACAATTCAGCGTACCACTGCTGCACGTCCTTACTCAACGCCAGATGGGCAACGCTCAATACCGAGGCAAGAGATGAACTACAAAACCTTTTGTGAGTACATCCACTACGAAGACGATGGAAGCCGTAAGGCCCAGAACATCGCAGTTCGCTCGGCCTACTGCAAGGCGTTTCGCCCTTTCTTTACCTTGGCTGAGTTAGGCCACCAATTAAGCAAAGACCATTCGTCAATCATTCACTACGGGAAGCTCACGTTTAAACGCAACAAGTTACACGAAGCGGCACTCGAATCCGCAATGAACATCCGAGGTGAACTTCCCAAGCAAGAAACGCCCGAAGAGAAATCGGTCACAAATGTCCTCAACTATGATTATTTGGTAAGACAAAATGCAGAACTAAAGCAAGAGATAGCGTATCTAAAAGCCAAGCTGCAAAAGATAAACCAAATAGCAAATGAACTTTAACATCGGATTCTACCCTATTTACGGCGTTCTTCTGGGCTTCAACTGGTCTAAAATTGAGTTGAATGACATCGAGGTGCATCAGATACAGATACCTCTGTTTATCTTTATACTCGAAATTGAATGGGAGAACTACTTGAACGATTAGCAGAACGCCACTCCGACTGGCTTCGGATGGCAAAGAGTTTTGGTGCGGACTACGATACCGCCCAAGACCTCGTTCAAGATATGTACATAAGGATGTACACATACGTCAAGGATTTTGAGAAGATTCGCTACGGTGATGAACCCAACACGTTCTTCGTTTACATCACCCTTCGGAACCTGTACCTACGGCAGCAGCAACAGGCGGCCAGATTCATATCGTTAGAAGACTTTGACGACATCGACGAGGTACACGACCTTGAATCTGACTTGGCCTTTACGGATTTAGCCGAAGCGGTAAAGGTGGAGGTCGCCAGATGGGATTGGTACGACAATAAGTTGTTCACCCTGTACCACGATTCCAACGTATCAATGCGTAAGTTGTCGAGTGACACGAAAATAAGTTTACGGTCAATTTATCACACCTTAAAAAATGGAAGAGAACGTATCAAATCCTCCTGTGAAGAAGAGTACCAAACGTGGTCGAAAGCCAAAAGGTCTCGGGGATAGAATCGAACAGTTCACAGAGGCCACAGGAATCAAGGCGGTAGTCGATTGGTTTAGCGATGCCACTGGCGTTGACTGCGGTTGTGAAGCCCGCAAGGAGAAGCTCAATCGCTTGTTCCCAAGCAAGAATCCGAAATGTTTAGAGCAAAAGGAATACGAATGGCTATCGGAGTTCTACTTGCGTTACAGGTCTTCAATGAGTGCGGACGACCAAAAGCAAATCGCCAAGATTCACTCACGGGTCTTTAACCACGTCTACCACGTCCCCTGCGGTTGCAACCCAAAGCTCTGGGTGCAATGGGTAGAGGAGTTGCGTAGCGTTTACAACGAGTATGACGGAGCTCCAGCTGTTTGAGTTCCTCAAGGAACGATTCTTGCCTGACTTAGAAATGAGCGAGGAGCCGATGTCGCATTGGGATTGCTACTCGGCACAATGGGCATTTGACATCGAGTTGAAGTGCAGGCGCACCCACTACGACGAGCTGCTCATTGAGAAAATGAAGTACGACAACCTCCTTGCCCGCTCAGCAAAATTCGAGACCAACCCCATCTACATCAACTCGACCCCCGTTGGCATCTACGTCTTCCGCTTGGCGACAATCGAAATCAACTGGGAGACAAAGCGAATGCCAGCAACAACTGACTTCGCAAAGACGTACAAGGTTGATAAGGTGGTAGGATTCTTAAACGTAAACCAAGCAAAACAAATCTATGCCTTTACCAACCCCTAAAGCCAAAGAAGACCAAAAGGAGTTCATTAATCGCTGCGTAACTGACGACACGATGCTAAAAGAATATCCTCGCAAAGACCAGCGATTAGCGGTGTGCTACACGCAGTGGAAAAATAAATAGTCCTTCGGGGCTATTTTTTTTACCTCAATGTTGTATGTGTTGAAAATTTTATATCTTTGGTGAACAATTAAACACACACACAATGAAAAACAAACTCATCGACCTGTTCCAAGATGTCACCGTGTACATCGCTTGGAGTACAATTTTAGGCACCGCTGCCTTTCTTCTGGTTTATTCACCGTTTATTATCATTGCGCTATGCAAGTGAATTACACCGACCTGATGTACGAGGCCGAGAATCAAGGCCTTGCACCTGAAGACATTGTAGGCGACTACCACGAGGTCTTTGCCGCTTGGGCAGGCTTCAAGTCTGTAAACGATATGATGCGCTGGCGTTTAGAGGCAGTTGACTGCTTCGGAATGATTGACGTAGACCACGCCCCTTACGCCCCAGATATGGTTCCTGACTTTAACTGGGAGCCTTTGTACGAACGAGCAGCGGAGCAAGACTTTAACTACTTACACTTCTAATTATGACAACAGTTGAATATATGTACTTGCTTGTGAAGCAGTACGGTCTGGACATCCCAAAAGAGGAAATGGACAAGGCAATTAACTTCGAGTCGATGCGTATGGAAACCGCCTGGAACAATGGCGGTGTAGCAGCACACGACCGACTAAGAAAGATGCTATGAAAATAATTGAACTATTAGACGGAAGCACTTGGGATAAGGCAACCGTAGTTGAAAAGATGATGGACGACTCGTTTTATTACGGGTATCTTTCAAAGGCAGCACTTTCTTCCTCGGCTTGTAAACTATTGCTCCAGTCACCCAAGACCTACCACTACGTCACCAAATATGGCCAAGATGAATCCGATGCCTTCTCCGTTGGTCGACTGGTTCACCTGATGGCTCTGGAGCCTCACCGTGTTGAGGAATATGACATTATCGATGTTCAGAGCAAGAATACCAATATGTGGAAGGAGGCCAAAGCAAAAGGCGGCCAAATCATTACCAAGAAGGAATACAACGAAGCCAGACGCATAGCAGATGCCTTGATACGCAACGAGCAAGTCCTCGGCTACATTCAAGGATGTAATTTCGAGGTTCCCGCCATTGGAATGATAGACGGTATTCCATTTAGAGGCAAGGCCGACATCCTTGGTGATGGATTTATTGCAGACCTAAAGACCACTACCGACCTGCGTGCGTTTCCTTATAGCGCAAAGAAGTACGGGTACGACCTGCAAGCGTATATCTATACCCGTCTCTTCGGGGTGCCGATTGATAAGTTTATATTTATCGCAATAGATAAGGCGAGTTTAGACGTGGGCATTTACACGGTTAGCCCTGCGTTCGTTGAGGAAGGCGAAAAGAAGTTGCAAGAGGCGATTTCCATATACAAGGAGTTCTTCTTGGGCAAGGATGAGCCAGAGTTGGACAACTACACAATTATCGGCCAGTTATGAAACAATCAGTAGTAGATTGGTTGGTGGATAAGTTGTTTGACCAACCAACGTTGCTCCAAGAGCAGGTTGAATGGATTGAAAAGGCAAAGGAGATGGAACGGGAGCAGATGTTAAAAGAAAAAGAAGATGGTTACTCCTCTGCGATGAAATATATGCTTCAGGAGCAATGGAAGTACAAGTCACCTCTTCAAAACTACATACAAACGTTTAAGCCAATAAAGGAAAATGGCTGACATAACCAAATGCACAGGTAGGGGCTGCGACCTTCGGGAGACCTGCTACCGATTCACGGCTACCGCTGGAATGCTTCAGTCCTACTTTATGACCTCGCCTATTAAAAACGGTGAATGCGAAATGTATTGGGGAACTAACACCAACGAGAAATGAAACCAGAAACAGCAAAACGAACAGCATTAGAGTGGCTTGAGTACGAGTTTGTGAAACTTGAAAGCACGATTGGAGTACATAGCAGTATGTATCATTTAATTGAAAAAGCCAAAGAAATGGAGAAGCAGCAGATTATTGATGCTCGGGTAGATGGAGATACCTGGAGTACTGCTATCAAAGAGATGCGAACAGCATATGCTGAACTTTACTACAACGAAACCTTTAACACCAACGAGTAATGAAAGCGACAATCGAATACGACTTGCCAGACGACCAAATAGAATTTGACTTGGCAACATCCGCTCCAAAAATGCACTCGGTACTTTGGGATTTAGACCAATGGCTTCGAAGTAAAACCAAGTACGCACCAGACGGAATCTCGGAAGGTGAACTGAAAGCGTACTATGCTTGCCGTGAACAACTGCGGGAACTGATGAGCGATAACAACCTAAACTTTGATTGATATATCCATCATTAAGTGCATTTTGACGCTTTAATGATGTCACTTTACACTTTGTGACCATTTCACTTTACACTTTATGAGCTGCGCTAATTACACCTATGTAGAAGACGAGGAGGAGAAACGCCTCCGTATTATTATTCGTAACGGAAATTCTGGAGAACATTATGAAGAATCACACGAAGGTTTACCTGAAGGCGATGGGGTTAAACCCAGTTGAGTTCATCCCTTGCGAGGTTTGCAACAGGCGAGCCGTAGACATTCACCATATCGAACCGAGGGGTATGGGTGGTAGCAAGACCCGAGATGTAATAGAGAACCTAATGGCTCTATGCCGTGAGTGCCACCACGAAGCTGACTTTGGCGTTGAACTATCCAAGGACTTTCTTAAGGCCGTACATTTGAAAAAGATTCCAAATGGACATAACGGATAAAATAAGAATCTACAACGAGGATTGTTTAGAGGCAATAAAGAAAATGCCAGATAACTCCTTTGACTTGGCTATTGTTGACCCACCGTACGGAATTGATTTAGCAAATATGAATATGGGCGCAGGCAAATCAAAAAAGGCCTCTAAAATAAAGAATAGGAAATGGGTAGCAAAAGACTGGGATAAAAGTACACCAACAAAGGAATACTTTGATAATTTAATAAGAGTAAGTAAGCACCAAATAATATGGGGTGGGAATTATTTTGAGTTACCACCCTGCCCGCATTATATTATATGGGATAAAGAAATCCCGGAGGGGTTGAGCTTCGCCGATTGTGAAATGGCTTGGACCTCTTACAATAAAGCGCCAAGAATGTTTAGATATAGCGCATATAGGGACAAAGACGGAAAAATTCACCCAACCCAGAAACCTGTAAAACTATACGAGTGGTTGTTGCACAACTACGCAAAAGAAGGCGATACAATAATTGACACCCATCTTGGCTCTGGAAGTATAGCAATGGCCTGTCACAATAAGGGCTACGACCTAACAGCATACGAAATAGACAAAGACTATTTTGCAGCAACAAGCAAAAGAATAAAAGACCACATCGCTCAACTAACTATGTTCTAATGATACATATTATTACCCCTTGCTCACGTCCTGAGAACCTCGAACACCTTCGGGAGACAATTCCTGTTGGTTGCACTTGGACAGTCTTTATGGACTACTCAACAAGCAAGAAAGACGTACCCAAAGGAGTGAAGGTTGTACGGTCTAACCTCGGCGGGGCTTGGGGCAACCCGCTTCGCAATCTGGCACTCGACTACCTGCAAGCATCAGCAAGCGATAACGACTACGTTTACTTCTTGGATGACGACAACGTAATACACCCGAACTGGTACGAAGCCGTCAAGGATAGCACCGGGGACTTTGTAAACTGGGCGCAATGCTTTCGTAACGGAGACCCACGTCTCCACGCTACTGACCGCCCCCGCATTGGTAACGTAGACACCGCCTCTTATATGGTTCGAGTTGGGTTCATTGGTAAAGCAAGATTCGAATACATATACGAAGCAGACGGATTGTTTGCCCAAGCACTAATGG